CATTATATGGTGTATGTTTTATAATATAGTTCAATAAAATAATTTCGGGGAGTTCATAAAAATCCTATTGTTCTTTTCCGCTAAAATAACTTAAACGGGAGGCCAAAATATAGATTATTAAATCAGTTTGGCTAAAATATTCCAATGTCTTCCCACGCCTTTGAAAGAAAACAACTCCCCGACGGTTCCGCGAATCCTAAATACATTGATTTATTGGACGAAGACCCTCCCTTGGCTGGTCAGAAGTTTTTTTGTGCCTCATTCGTCAGTCCCGAGAAGATATTGAAGAAGCGAGAGCAGTTTTTGTTTGATAAGTTCGTGGAACAATGGGATTTCACTAAATCGATGACGAAGTTCTCAGATTTCCTAAACTTTATTTCCTATAAGTATAATTTGAAGGTGGACAAGGTGATGGCGGACTATGGCGATTTTTTGAAGGAAGAATCTGCTAAACTGAAGGCCGAAGGAAACGTGGAGGACGATTGGAAGACGTTTTTGGATAAGAATGAGGACGCATTGAATCAACAATTCGCTAGAGAACATGCTTTCCAGACATCGACACGTGGTCTTAAATTCCGTGGCGTGTTTGCCACACAAGAAGAGGCGGAAAATCACTGTAAGAAGTTGCGCGATGGCGACCCATATCATGACATCACGGTAGGCCCAGCGGGTGTATGGGTGGCATGGGACCCCGACGCTTACAAGACAGGCCGTGTCGAGTTCTTGGAGGAGGAGCTAAATCAATTACAGAAGGAAAAGATAAAGAACGAGGAGAAGGCGAAGCAGGAGTTCGAGAATCGCGTCAAGGAAGCCAAGAAGAAGGCCATTGAGGACAATATCGCTAAAGCCACTAAATCCGGTAATATTTTAACCCAAACAATGGACGATAATGGCAACCTCTTCGGCGTCAAGGAACAAGTCGATTTCGAAGAGAGAGAAGTCGCTGATAAAGATGCCGCCAATATTCATGCCGAGATGTTAAAAAAAGCCAACGAAGCCAACGAAGCCAACGAAGCCAACGAAGCCAACAATTAAATACAAAAAAAAATACCATCGAATACATAATTCCTATAGTGAATTGTTAGAAGGCAACATAAATACATTTTTAATGAAAAAATACATTTATGAAGGTAATGTCATTCGTTTGAATTGAATATAAAATGTTTAGCCAAATTATATAAAATACAAACATAAACAAAAATGGGAGGAGCTCTTATGCAACTTGTCGCCTACGGTGCCCAGGATGTTTTCTTGACCGGAACTCCTGAGATCACTTTCTGGAAGGTGTCTTACCGCAGACACACTAACTTCGCTATGGAATCCATCGAACAGACCTTCAACGGTCAGGCCGATTTCGGTCGCCGCGTCACCTGCACCATCAGTCGCAACGGTGATATGGCTTACCGCACCTACCTCCAGGTGACTCTCCCTGAAATCAACCAGGGTATGAAGCAATCTTCGGATGATGGTGTGTATGCCCGTTGGTTGGATTTCCCCGGTGAACAGCTCATCTCCCAAGTTGAAATCGAGATTGGTGGCCAGCGCATCGATCGCCAATATGGCGACTCTATGCACATCTGGAACCAGCTCACTATGACCTCTGAGCAACAGAAGGGTTACTACAAGATGATTGGTCACACCACCCAGTTGACCTACATCACTGACCCCAAGTTCGAGGCTGTCAATGGTCCCTGCGCCTCTTCTAGTGGCCCCAACCAGGTTTGCGCTCCCCGCAATGCCTTGCCTGAGACCACTTTGTACATTCCTCTCCAGTTCTGGTTCTGCGTGAACCCTGGTTTGGCTCTTCCTTTGATCGCCTTAAAATCTGTAGGGCAGAAAAGTATCCATCCTGAAGTATCCGAGCAATGCTTTAGGGAAAATATGTTGTGGACTCGGAATGAAACGTCCATGTTTCAAAATTCCCAGATGCTAGTATCTTGTTGTTGTTAAGTCGATGGGGAACACCGCTCCTCCCAAATCCCCCCCGACGAAAACAACAGCAATAGATGCGACATATCCAAATTGCGGGAAACCCGTAAAGACGCTGGGCACCAAGCTGCTTTCGAAAGTTTGCAGTGGTTGAGAACAACTCACTCAAGTATGGTAAAAGCCCCACGTATGACGACTGAAACACAGTCTGAAATCGGCAATCCGCAGCCAAGGCTCTAAGTTCGAAATGATAAGAATATGAGCAAGGTTCAACGACTAAATGGTTATGGGTTTGAGTGTGCTAATCACACACGATGATAACTTAAGATATAGTCTAGTCCTATAGGATAATATCCTATGACTCCATTTATCTGACTAATAATTTGGAGTTCTTTGAAAGAAGAGGTATATGTGATTCGTACAGTATCACGAAGTCAAGATCAACCTCGACATTCGCCCCATCGGTGAATGCTTGTGGGCGGTCAAGTCTCTCACCCAGACTGCTAGTTCTCAGGCCTGCACTGCTGCTTACCAGCAGTCCCTCGTGGCTGCCTCTTTGTATGTCGACTACATCTTCCTCGACACCGATGAGCGCCGCAAGTTCGCCCAGAACCCCCACGAATATTTGATTGAGCAGCTCCAATTCACTGGTGACGAGTCTGTCGGTTCTTCCAGTAACAAGATCAAGCTCAACTTCAACCACCCCTGCAAGGAGCTCATCTGGGTTGTCCAGCCCGATTCCAACGTTGACTACTGCTCTTCTTTGGAGGGCGGCCAAGTCCTCTACAAGACCCTCGGTGCTCAGCCTTTCAACTACACCGATGCCATCGATGCCTTGCCCAACGCCATCCACGCGTTCGGTGGCCCCGATGAAACCGCAGGTCCCGGTAACTTCATCACTGGCTCTGGTCTCTTCGAGATGGCTGGTGCCATCGACGTTGCTTCCGTCGACCCTGCTGCCTGGGCTTCTACCAACCAGTATGCCTTCACCAAGGGCTCTGGTGGAGTTTCCACTGGTTCCTCTGTCTCTGATGCCGGCACCTTCGTGTTGGCCGAGACTGCCCTCGACATGCACTGCTGGGGCGAGAACCCGGTCGTCACTGCTAAGTTGCAGTTGAACGGCCAGGACCGCTTCTCTGAGCGTGAAGGTTCCTACTTCGACGTTGTCCAACCCTACCAGCATCACACTCGCCACCCCGATACTGGTTTCAACGTGTATTCCTTTGCTTTGCGTCCTGAAGAGCATCAGCCCAGCGGCAGCTGCAACTTCTCTCGCATTGACAACGCTGTCCTCCAGTTGGTCTTGTCCAGTCCCACCGTGTCTGGAACCGCCACTGCCAAGGTTCGCGTGTATGCGAAAAATTATAACGTCCTCCGTGTCATGTCAGGCATGGCTGGCGTCGCATTGACGTTAATTAATTATATTCATATGGTAAACACGATGTGGATATTTTTGATTAAGAATAGTGCAGAAAAACAACCTGCCACCAACAACCAGGCCATGTTGGTGGAAACTTCAGTTTGACTCCTGGAATATTATTATAGTCAGTTGTTAGTCTTGATACAGTGGTATCAAGGCAAGATTGCTTGTTGTTCGGGGAACCCCTTAGAGCCTCAACTACTAAGTGTGTATGGGAAACCTTCACATGGCCGAGAACAGAACTCGGGTATAGTAACAATGTTGAGGATTGGGCAATCCGCATGCTTACTGTCTAAGTCCGCTATGATAGGATATGATAGGGCGTCAGAGACTGAACGGCAGTCGCTCGACAAAGAAGGTCTAATCAACCAGAGTCGGGTTAAGATACAGTCCATCCCCCTAGGGAAACGTAGGGGTAGAAGAGATTCTAACTAAACGCTCACACCGTTTTTTTTTATTTTTTTATATATTTTGTTCTTTCTCGTAATAAAAACACCATAAAAATGTAATATTTGTATAGATGTCAATACAAATATTTCAGTAATGAATTTTTGAGTTGAAGGGGGAGTGGCTGGATTCGACGCCCCTTATATAATCTTTATCTTACCGTCTGCATTCAGTTGTCAGAGCGCATTGCGCTCTGACAACCTTATCACGCGTGTAGCAGACCGGACCGATAAAGGTTAAACCAAATATTCAGGCACATAAAAAATAGTATACAATCATAAAAAATAATATTTCTATAGAAAACAAATATAAAAATATTATTTTTATTATTCAATATATAAGCGACGCCTGCCACAATGGAAACAAAAACGTGTTCGACCTGTAAAAAAGAGTTTACACTGGATTTTTTTATTGGAGAACGTTCTCCCAATCCAACAAAAACTTGCCGAATGTGTCGCGATAAAGACAAAGAAAACAACAACAAAAGAGACATGGACCGGAGAAGAGAACTCGCACGAGAAGCCGAGAAAAAAACAGAAAGAAAGGCCGTTAAAAAAGCATGGGAATTAGCGAATCCGGGTTCTGTTCAGAAAAAATACAAAAAATATAGGGCATTACAAATAACAGAAAATCAAGAGGCATATTTGAAACACAATGCAGAAATTGCTGCACAATGGCGACGTAACAATCCGGAAAAAGTAGCCAAAAACAATGCGGATTCACGAAATAATTGTGAAAAACAATACAAAATATACTCAAGAAGCGCATCTACGAAAAACATCGATTTCAATATTTCTATAGAGGAATACAAAACATTGATAAATATGAATTGTTACTATTGTGGCAAAATGAATGAAAAGGGATTTAATGGACTTGATCGACAAAATTCAAATGGAAGCTACAATTTGGAAAATTGCGTCAGTTGTTGCACAATGTGTAATTACATAAAAGGGTCATTGGACCCGGCAACTTTCATTCGACGCGCTATACACATAT